CACTTAAGTATTTCTCTAGGGACGAATTTGCTTGTCAACAGACAGGGGAAAATGAAATACAGGATGTATTCCTAAAAAGATTGGATAATCTAAGAGACGTATGTGGTTTTCCCTTTGTAATCACTAGTGGGTACAGATCACCTAATCATGTTTTAGAGGCATCCAAAAGCCGCCCAGGGACTCATTCCCAGGGTATTGCATCAGACATTAAAGCAGACAATGGTATTGACCGGAGACGTATAGTGGAAAACGCACTTAGGTTAGGGTTTAATGGTATTGGTATAGCTAAGAACTTTGTACATGTGGACATCAGGGAGAATGACCCTGTAATGTGGTCCTATGATTGAGTTGTACGGAGCATCGTGGTGTAGGGGCTGTAGGTTGTCCAAGGAATACCTAAAGGCTAAAAACATAGAGTATACCTATTACGAGGACGATGGCTCTAAGGAGTTCTGGGACGAAATAGAGGAACGCTGTGGTGCTAGGGCTATTCCTCAGATATTAATTTATGATAACCATATTGGTGGGTATCTGGACTTAAAAAGGATTATACCTTAGATGTCAAATATTTGGAAGTTATGGTGCAAATCCCTTGGGGAAAAAGCTAGTGATGACTCCGTTGAAGCTGACATTGTTGGATTGTTTAGAACAGTTATTGTGTTATTAAATGTAATAACTTGTTTTGTTATCATGAGCAGTGTATTACGACACTGGTAAAAATAATCCTTTATGACTGATTTGAACATAGAATTGTTACCTTGGCAACAGGACGTTTGGAATGACGATAGACGTTTTAAGATAGTTGCCGCAGGAAGAAGAACAGGTAAGTCCCGACTAGCGGCCTGGATGCTGATAGTCAACGCCCTACAAGCAGAACGAGGTCATGTTTTTTATGTAGCTCCAACCCAAGGGCAAGCCAGAGACATTATGTGGCAAACCTTATTGGAACTGGGGCATCCGGTGGTAGCATCGTCACATATTAACAATCTCCAAATAAAATTGATAAACGGGTCCACTATAAGTTTAAAAGGATCGGATAGACCCGAAACAATGCGAGGCGTGAGTCTTAAGTTTCTTGTCATGGATGAGTACGCAGACATGAAACCTGAGACATTTGAACAAATATTAAGACCCGCGCTTGCCGACCAAAAAGGTTCCGCATTGTTCATAGGAACCCCTATGGGACGCAATCATTTCTATGAACTTTACAAATATGCAGAACTGGAGGACGATGAAACTTATAGGGCTTGGCACTTTACCTCTTACGATAACCCATTACTCGACCCATCAGAGATTGATACGGCAAAAAAATCAATGTCGAGTTACGCCTTTAGACAGGAGTTCATGGCCTCCTTTGAAGCCAGAGGCTCAGAAATGTTTAAGGAAGAATGGGTTAAATACGGAACTGAACCCGAAGACGGAGACTACTACATCAGTATTGACCTTGCGGGTTTTGAGGAAGTTAACAAAAAACGTACCAAAAACACAAGGCTTGATGACACGGCAATCGCAGTTGTCAAAGTTAATACTGATGGCTGGTTTGTGCACGACATTATTTACGGGCGTTGGGAGCTTAACGAAACCGCCACCAAGATATTTCAGGCAATTAATAAGTATAGACCAGTATCAGTCGGAATTGAACGTGGCATCGCTAGACAAGCCGTTATGTCACCACTACATGATCTAATGAAACGTAATCAGCGTTTCTTCAGGGTTGAGCAATTAACCCACGGAAACAAGAAGAAAACTGACAGGATTATGTGGGCGTTACAGGGACGGTTTGAAAACGGATACATTACAGTAAACAAGGGGGATTGGAACAGTAGATTCTTGGATCAATTGTTTCAGTTCCCAGATCCTTTAACCCATGATGATTTGGTGGATGCTTTAGCTTACACAGATCAATTAGCAAAAGTAGCTTATTCATACGATTTTGAAATTGATGATCTTGAGATTATTGATACAATAGCAGGATATTAATATGGCAAAAACAGAAGACTTTGCATTAAACACAGAAACGCTTATGACTGAGCAATCCCTAGAAGAATGGGTAATGGGTAAATGTGACGAATGGCGTGACCACTACGAATCAACGTACAGCCAGAGGTTTGATGAATACTACAGACTCTGGAGAGGCCAATGGTCAACTGAAGACTCTCAAAGATCCTCAGAACGCTCCAGGATTATATCCCCTGCGCTACAACAGGCTGTGGAATCCAATGTAGCGGAGATGGAGGAAGCCACATTTGGTAGAGGTAAATGGTTTGACGTAACGGACGATATGGGTGATCCTGAACGTGCAGACGTAATGTTTTTAAGAAACAAACTGACTGAAGACTTTGAAAAAACTATGATTCGTAAGTCAGTAGCGGAATGTCTAATCAATGCTGCGGTATTTGGTACAGGTATTGGTGAAATAATTATTGAGGAAGAAAAGGAAATGGCTCCTGCCACACAACCCGTTATGGACGGTCAGTTACAGGCAGTAGGAGTTAATATTACTGACAGGGTAATGGTTAAATTACGTCCTGTAATGCCACAAAACTTCCTTATAGACCCTACAGCTACAAGCATAGACGATGCACTAGGAGTAGGAATTGATGAGTTTGTAAGCAGACATGTTGTTGAACAACTACAGGAACAAGAAGTTTATAAATCAGATGTGTATGTTGGTTCAGCTTCAGTGGACTCTGATTTAGAAGCGGATCAAGATTTAATTATGTACAACACAGACCGTGTACGCTTAACTAAATACTACGGTTTAGTACCTACTGAACTTCTTGAAAATTCCGAAGAATACGAAAATCTAGATACGGACGAAGAAAAAACACAGTACACTGAAGCAGTTGTAGTAATAGCTAATGAAAATATTTTGTTAAAAGCGGAAGCTAATCCATACATGATGAATGATCGTCCTGTAGTGGCGTTTCCTTGGGACGTAGTTCCCAGTAAGTTTTGGGGTAGAGGAGTGTGCGAAAAAGGCTACAATAGTCAAAAAGCTCTTGACACAGAACTAAGAGCTAGAATTGACGCACTAAGTTTAACTATTCATCCTATGATGGCTATTGATGCTACAAGGCTTCCCAGAGGAGCTAAACCTGAAATCAGGCCAGGTAAGATGATCTTAACAAATGGTGATCCCCGTGAAGTTCTACAGCCTTTTAATTTTGGACAGGTTAATCAAATTACTTTTGCTCAAGCATCGGCTCTTCAACAAATGGTTCAACAAGCTACTGGAGCCGTTGATTCTGCTGGTATTGCAGGTCAGGTCAATGGAGAGGCTACTGCGGCTGGAATATCTATGTCCCTTGGTGCTATTATTAAGCGGCATAAACGTACCCTGATTAATTTCCAGCAAGCATTTTTATTACCTCTGGTTAAAAAAGCAGCATGTCGATACATGCAGTTTGACCCTGAAAATTACCCAGTTGCTGACTATAAGTTTAATGCGTCCTCAACTTTAGGTATTATTGCCAGAGAGTACGAAGTAACACAGCTAACACAGTTACTTCAAACCATGAAACCAGATTCACCAATGTACCCGTCCCTAGTTCAGTCCATTGTGGAAAACATGAACTTGTCAAACAGGGAAGAACTGTTGGATACATTAAAACAAGCCGCTGAACAGGCACAAATGACTCCTGAACAGCAACAACAGGCACAACAGCAAGCCCAAGCCAAACAACAGGCAGAACTGGAGTTCCAGCAGTCTCAAACAGCAGTCCTTCAGGGACAGGCTCAAGAGTCTAAAGCCAGAGCCAATAAACTGTCCGTTGAAGCTGAATTGGCTCCTGTTGAAACTGAAATTGACCGGATTAAGGCAATTACTACCAATCTTAAATCCGGAGATCAGGACGATAAAGAATTTGAGCGCAGGTTAAAAATTGCTCAGACAATGCTAAAGGAAAAAGAGTTAGATTTAAAAACTCCTGCTCCTCAAGCAAATGGCACTGACCAACCGGACGAGGAAGGCCAGATAATGCAACTGATGAGAGGATTAGAAAATGATGGTAACGCAGAAGGAATTGCAGGACGTAGTGTCTCAGGTCAACCAGAAATTCCAAGAGCAGGACCACCTGTTCCAAGAATTAACTAAACAGATAGGAGAGCTAACTAATGCCAAAGAGTCAAGACCCAAAACTAGCCAGAGCAGGAGTAAGCAAGTACAACACACCTAAAAGAACTCCAGGACATGCTACTAAAAAATTTGTTGTTGTAGCTAAAGAAGGAAACAAAACTAAAACTATACGTTTTGGTGACGCTAATATGTCAATTAAAAAAGACCAGCCAGCCAGACGTAAATCTTTTAGAGCAAGACATAAATGTGATACAAATAAACCAAGTAAACTAACCGCACGATATTGGTCGTGTAAAAACTGGTAAACTAAAGGAGAAACACATGCCTTACGGAAAAGGAACTTATGGAACTAAAAGAGGAAGACCACCAAAGAAGAAAAAAACTAAAAATGTAAAAAAATAACAAAAGACTAGCTTTTTAGTTAAAAATATGTTAAAATAAAGTATACTTGTCCATTTAGGAGAAACAAGTGATAGAAAAAGAGTTAGAAGTCTATTTTAATAATTACTTTGAAATGTTTAGAACACAGGGCTGGAAACAACTCCTTAAGGAATTTTCAGGCAACGTAAAAAACATTAATTCAGTAGAACATGCTAAAGATGAAAAAGACTTATTCTTCAGGAAGGGTCAATTAAACATTGTAGCTAATCTATTAAATTTAGAATCTCAAATTACTGCATCATTTGAAAATGCGGAAACTGAATCCAGTGATCCTGGAGAATCCGAATGATCTTATATGATTTCCGTTGTACTAACGGGCATGAATTTGAAGAGTACGTAGAAGAATCAGTAACACAAAGTAGGTGCAGATGTGGTGCTGATGCAAAACGATTGGTCAGTGGTGGTAATTTTGAACTTGACCCTATTAGCGGAGATTTTCCTTCCGCAACTAAAAAATGGGCAGACAAGCACGAACAAGCCTCAAAGACTAAATCTTAACGGAAGGAAAACTATAGCCCTTCTATAATTTTCTCCATAATCGAGAGACGGAGTATTAATAATGGCAGCAAGACTGATAGATGAGCGTGAGGAAACGGAAGACAAGTTAGCCGAAGGTGAAGAAGTACAATCCTTAGAAGAACAAGAGAATCTACCTACTCAGGAAGAAGCTCAACCGGAAGAGGAAGACGTACCAGCTAAATACCAAGGCAAAAGCCTACAAGATGTAGTCCAGATGCACCAGGAAGCTGAAAAAGCATTAGGAAGACAAAGTGGTGAAGTAGGTGAACTCAGACAGGTCGTAGACCAGTTTATCCAAAGCCAAACACAACTCACACAACCCAACGCACCAAAACAAGAACCGACGGAAGAGGTAGATTTTTTTACCGATCCTGAACAGGCAGTATCAAAAGCTATTGAAAATCATCCCAGTGTTAAACAGACACAGGAATTAAATCAACAGCTTAAAGCTCAAAACGCTTTGTCTCAGTTACAGCAGAAACATCCTGACATTGAAACTATTATGCAAGACCCTAAGTTTGTAGAATGGGTCAAAGGTTCCAAAATCAGGACACAGTTACTTGCTTATGCTGACCAGGCATACGACTTTGATTCCGCTGATGAACTTTTCACAACATGGAAGGAACGTCAACAGGTTGTTAATCAAACAGCCCAGATGGAAAAACAAGGACGTAAAAAAGCGGTTAAAGCAGCCAGTACAGGAAATACAAGAGGCAGTAATTCTGTTTCCAAGAAAATCTATCGTCGTGCCGACATTATTAAACTTATGAGAACTGACCCCGACAGGTATCAGTCACTATCCGAAGAGATATTAACTGCATACAAGGAAGGACGGGTCAGGTAGTCTAAACTAGGAGAAAATTATGGCTACTGCAACTTACCCAGGAGCATCGGGTAATACAGCCAAAACTGAAGCGGATAAGTTTATCCCTGAGATTTGGTCCGATGAAATTATAGCGGCTTATCAAAAGTCACTAAAAATGGCTCCCCTTGTTAAAAGAATGTCCATGAGTGGAAAAAAAGGAGACAAGATTCATATTCCTAAACCCACCCGTGGTGATGCAAACGCAAAAGCGGCTGACACAGCGGTAACAATCATTGCAAACACTGAAGGCGAAATAGACATCGACATAGATCGTCATTTTGAATATTCACGTTTGATTGAAGACATCGTTGAAGTTCAAGCTTTATCCAGCCTACGTCAGTTTTACACTGAAGACGCTGGTTATGCTCTAGCAACCCGAATTGATACTGACCTTGTTAATGCAGCTACAGGTTTTGGAGACGGTACTCGTACTGCTACTCCTGCAAACACTGGAGCTAACTGGGTTAATACTCATTCGTTTTATGTTAATGCCGCTGCAGGACTAGCGACTTATGCCGCTGACACTGTTGCAACAGGTGATAACTTTACTGACCTAGCGTTCCGTGAAGCAATTAAGCTGATGGACGATCAAAATGTTCCTATGGATAATAGGAATCTGATTGTACCCCCTGCCGCCCGTAAATCAATTATGGGTATTGACCGATATGTTAGCTCTGACTTTGTAACAGGCAAAGGCGTAGAGTCTGGACTTATTGGTAACTTGTACGGTGTAGACGTTTATGTCTCTGCTAACTGTCCTATTATTGAAGTAGCTGGTCAAAACAGTGCTTCATCTTTGGACTCCAGAGGATGTTTGTTCTTCCATAAAGACGCTTTAGTCTTGGCAGAACAAGTTAATGTACGTTCACAAACCCAGTATAAGCAGGAATATCTCTCAACCCTATACACAGCGGATTGCTTGTATGGCGTAGAGACTTATCGCCCTGAAGCTGGTTTTATAATTGTTATTGCTGACGAGTAATACAACCTACGGGGGGATTTCGGTCCCCCTTTTATTTTACGGTGGAGCTTTATGGAAAAACCAAAACTTACTCCTTTAAAATTACGTAAAATACTCGACTCCGTTAAACAACAACGAAACAAATCTAAGGAGTCTTTGAATATCATTAATGTTGAATTAAATCAACGCTGCACACAGATAAAGGAATTTTTATTAAAACCTGTTCCTCTGATAGTTGCTCTTGCATTAGGATTATTGATAATACTAATATTAGTAGTTTAAGAGGAATATTTCATGCCATCAACTATTAAATTAAAACATGGCTCTGGTGCGCCATCCGCTTCCGATATTGTTCAAGGAGAACCTGCTTTAGACTTAACCAATAAACGTCTGTACTCAGAGGACGGTAGTGCGAATGTCTTGGAGATAGGAATAAACCCAACGGAATTGACCGTAGACGATGTTGCTATAAATGGTAAAATAATTACCATGACGGGTTCTGCTAGTGACACTGCAACGATAACAGCAGGAACTAACGGAACACTGGACATAGTAACAACTGACGCTGCCGCTGCTGCGGCTAACATTCAAATAACTGCTGATGGTACTGCTGAACTGGCAGGTACTACAGTTACCCTAGATTCCTCCGGTGGCATTACTTTAGACGCTGACGGTGGAACAATTACTTTTGCTGACGCAGGTTCTTCTTTAGGAACTATTACATCGTCAGGTTACAGTGGTAATTCTGCTTCCGCAACTACTGCAACTACAGCTAGTTCTGTTGATGTAGCAAGTTTGTCGGAAATAGCTACTGTAGCTAATGATGATGTTTTTATGGCTGTTGATACATCAGGTGGTGGACTTAAAAAAATTGCTAGAAGTGCTGTTGTTGCAGGACTAGCTACATCTAGTGCAATATCTAATGTAGTAGACGATACCACACCACAGTTAGGTGGCAATCTTGACATGAATGGTAAAGACATTGTTACAACGTCTGATGCTGATCTTGAACTAGCACCTAATGGAACTGGACACGTAACAGTAAAAGGCAATACTAATGCTGGTTCTATACAGTTTAATTGTGAAAGCAATAGTCACGGTCAAATAGTTAAATCTCAACCACATTCAGCAGCAGTAACAAATACAATGTTGCTTCCAGCAGGAAGTAGTTCTACTTTAGTATCTTTGGTATCTACTGACACATTAACAAATAAAACTTTAACATCTCCTAAGATTAATGAAGACGTAGCAGTTACTTCAACGGCTACTGAACTTAATCTTCTTGATGGTGTTACCAGTACAACGGCTGAACTAAACTACTTAGACATTACTACGTTAGGCACGAGTGCAGCGTCTAAAGCTGTCACAGCAGATGCGAATGGCGATGTAATAATTAGTCAGGAATTTAGAGCAGTATCCTACAATGAAACCTATGTAGCTCCTACAAGCTCATCCAACGCTACAACAATAGCATGTGAGTCCGGTAATTACTTTAAGCATACGCTTACAGAAAACACTACGTTTACATTCTCTAATCCTCCTGCAAGCGGAACAGGCTTTTCATTCATACTTCATCTAATTCAGGACTCTAGTGCTAGGACAGTTACATGGCCTAGTGCAGTTGATTGGGCTGGAGGTTCTGCCCCTACTATTAGTACAGGTAACGGAGATGATGACTTTTATGTATTTGCTACCTCAGACGGTGGAACAATCTGGTATGGATTCACTGCTGGACAGGCACTTGCTTAATGAGTAGAACTGCACACAAGTTATTATCTGCATCAGGGAGTAAAGGTGCTTATGAAATAGATCAGTCCTTGATGTTTAATGATGGAGACTCTGCTTATTTAACTAGAACTCCTTCATCTGCTGGAAATTTAAGAACATGGACATTAAGTTTTTGGGTTAAAAGGTCTACGTTAGGTGCACTACAAATACTGTATAGTGCTTCTAATGAAGGTTCAGGAGCTACAGACTTTGGTATTATTTATTTTGATGCAAATGATGCTTTAGGATTTTATTACGATAGTTCTACTATAGCTTTAACTAACAGAAAATTTAGAGATGTTGGAGCTTGGTATCACATTTACATAAAATTGGATACTACTCAAGGAACAGCGTCAGATCGTTGGGCTATTTATATAAATGGCGTACAAGAAACTAGCTTTTCAGAATCAACTACTCCATCTCAAAATACAGATATAGCTTGGAATAACAATATTATACATTATATTGGTAGAACACACGGAGGTCATTATTTTGATGGTTATATTGCAGAGTTTCACAACATTGACGGCACAGCCAAAGCAGTAGGAGATTTTGCAGAAACTGATTCAGAAACAGGACAGTGGATTCCTAAAGAATACACAGGAGGTTCTTACGGTACTACTGGATTTTATTTAAAGTTTGTATCTGGAGCATTAGGGACAGATAGTTCTGGTAGTAGTAATACTTGGACAGCAAATAATCTAGCAAATGCAGATGTCATGCTTGATACGCCTACTAATAATTTTTGTACCTTCAATTCTCTCGATAACGGCAGTACAGTATTAAGTCAAGGTAATTTAAAGTTTGTAAACTCTAGTGGAAACTCAGATACAGGCTGCACAACACAGGTTCCGTATACAGGCAAGTGGTATATGGAACTTAGGTTAACGGCTGTAGATGCAGTATATTTAGGAATATGGACAACTAATTATACTGATACAGATGGCTCCGAAGATTATGGAACAGGAAAACAAATCAATCATACTGGAGGTATAACTGGAGGATCGGCAGGGGGTTATGTTAGTGGTGGTTTTGCAAATGACGATATTCTTTCTATGGCACTAGATTGTGACAATGGAAAAATATGGTGGGCTAAAAATGGGACTTACCCAAATAGTGGTAATCCAGCAACAGGTTCAAATCAAGCACTAACCTTTACTGCTACAGATAGCTATAAAATCCTGATTTATGGAAATTCTGGCACACAAAATGAGATAAATTTTGGACAAAACGGAACATTTAATGGATTGGTAACGGCTCAAGGAAATGCGGATGGTAGTGGCCAGGGTAATTTTTATTATGCACCACCGTCTGGGTTCAAAGCGTTATGCTCTCAAAACCTACCTACGCCAGCAATTAAAAAATCTACAGATCATTTTAATACAGTGCTTTATACAGGTAACGGATCTACACAAAGTATAACTGGGGTTGGACATCAACCCGATTGGGTCTGGATTAAAAATAGAAGTGCAACAGATAATCACAAATGGACAGATGTAGTTCGTGGCGTAACAAAAGAGATAGAAAGCAATTCTAATGATGCAGAAGCAACTAATGCTGATGGGTTAACTGCGTTTGGTTCAGACGGTTTTTCTTTAGGTGATGATGACGAATATAACACGAACACAGAAAATTATGTTTCATGGAACTGGAAGGCTAGTAATTCAAGTTCTTCCAACGAAGACGGCTCTATAAATACTACAGCAACAAGCGCAAACACTACATCAGGATTCAGCGTATCGACTTATACAGGGACAGGAAGCAATGCAACTGTTGGGCATGGGCTTGGTGTAGTACCGTCAGTTATAATTATAAAAAACAGAGGTCAGACAGATGATTGGGCAATTTATTCACGAGGTGATGCAACCGATTATTTGGAGTTAAATACCATTAGTTACAGTCCAATTGCATCTACCGACGATAACACGTATTGGAACGACACAGCTCCAACAAGTTCTGTGTTTACAATTGGTACAGCACACAGCGTCAATGCCAGTTCTGAAACTTATGTAGCGTACTGTTTTGCAAATGTCGAAGGTTTTTTTAAAAGCGGAACCTACGTTGGTAATGGAGAAGCAGAAGACGGCCCATATGTTATTACAGGTTTTTCTCCAGAATTCGTTATACAAAAAGAGACTAGCGAGGCTGGTGGTTCTTGGTTTATGTGGGACAGCAAACGTGAAGTTGGAAATGTAAAAGATGCTGTATTTTGGGCAGATTATGAATCAGCAGAAACAGCACACGCTGAATATGAAATAGATTTTCTTTCTAATGGATTTAAGATTCGTGGAAATAGTGGCGGCACAAACAGCAGTGGGCAAACAAACTTATATATGGCTTGGGCTGAATCACCATTCAAATATGCAACAGCGAGGTAACACATGTATGCAATAGTAAAAGACGGTGCAATTACCGCAACAGGAAACATCAAGCAGTTATTCCCTAATACTTCTTTTGCAGGTGGTGTAGCCAATGCAGACTTTAAAACTGCTGAAAATGTAGAAGACGTTGTTAATGCCGAACAAAAAGACCAAAAATATTATTTTGTAACACAAGGCGATATAGCTCTTGTAGATGGTGTTCCGACACAACAGTATACAAATACTGCTAAACGTCTAGCAGATGAAGATGCTAAAGATGCTGACGGCAATCAACTATATGTTCAAGAGTGGGACGATGATACAGAGGAAATGGTTGACACAAGCACAAAACAAATCAACCAAGGTCTTAAATCTGTTATGACGGAGCAAGTCAAAAACACAGCAAACAAACTATTAGCTTCAACAGATTGGATGGTCGTCAGAAAATACGAGCGTGACGTAGCGATACCAAGCGCAACAGCTACATATCGTGCAGCAGTTATAACAGAATGTGCAAGACTTGAAACAGCAATAGCCGATGCAGCCAATGTAGATGCATTAGCAACCGTAATGGCTGGACAGGATTGGCCTAAAGAGGATTAACCAATGAAATTTTTAGGATTACTATTAATTGTATTTATAACTGGGTGTCAGACAGCAGGTATGGAGTATTATCAAGCTGTAGAAAAGATTGCGATTGCACAAAGTCAAGCACAACAAGCAAAGTCTGAAGCCCTTAGTAAAATAGCAGCTAGTGGAGACAACAGCGCAGCAGGTTCAGCAGTCATGGCTCTTGCTTTGATGCAATCTCCAAACATGCAGGTAATACCACAGCAATCAGCAGCACTTGAGTGGTCTAAAGCAGTTCTACCAGTAGTTGGCTCACTAGGAGCTATGTGGATAAGCTCAGACGCACAAAAGACAACTGCTAGACACGCTATGACATCTAATTTAGCCAGGATAGAGCAGGAAGGCAATAAAACTACAGCTTTGTATGGGATGCTTGGTAATCAATCAGACAACATGATGAATCTTGGTTTAGGATCTTATGACGCAATTAACGTAGCAGGACAACAGTCTGTTGATTTAGGATTAGGATTAGGACTAGCCAGTATTAATAGTGTATCAGGTAGCACAGATAATTCTGCTGTACTAGATGCTTTAGGCAACTTAAAGTTTCCTAATTACACTAGTAATTTTCAAGGTATCCTTAATGCTATTGATGGTATAACTATTCCTAACTATAATTCTCAATTAGATGCAATACTAACACAAGTAACTGATTCTAATACTGTTTGGGTTGCTGGCGTAAATTGTGTTAATAGTTCTTCTTCCGGTGTAATTGGTGTTGGTGGAATTAATACATCTTTACCAGTGTGTCCTAAATAGTCATGGCAAAACGTGATGAAGAATTTGAACTAGGACACCCTGTTATAGAAGCATTGATTGACAGGGCAGCTAAGAAGGCTGTAAGAGCCTCTATGGTAGATTTAGGTTTATCCACTAAGGATGTACATGAGCTACATTCTTTATTGTCAACTTATAGATCAATACAAAACAGTATTATTAGTACCGTAACTAAAGCTATAACTTTAATTGTTTTAGGAGCTATAGGTGCAGCAGTGTATTTACATGAATGGCCTAATTAATTATGTTACTAGAGAGGATTAGATGGACCCGATTACTGCCCTTAGTTTGGCATCAACAGCGTTTAAAGGCGTTCAAACGCTCGTTGCTAGGGGTAGAGAAATTGAAGATGTCGCAGCTCACCTTGGAAGATGGTACGGCTACGCAGCGGATATAAAGGAAGCTGAAAAGGAATCACAAAAACCACCCATATTTCGTAAACTGCTTGACAGTGGTAGTGTTGAACAAGAAGCTCTTAACTCTATTATTGTGAAAAAGAAACTGGAAGAACAAGAGAGACAAATTAGAGACTTGTTAATTATCAGGTACGGCATAGAAACGTACCGTGAAATGATACAAATGCGTAAGGATATTAAATCTAAAAGAGAAAAGTTAGTTTACGCACAAAGACGTAGAAGAAAAAGTATTTTAGATTTTATTGCAATTCTTGTTGGTGGTTTTATTTGTTTTGCAATAGTTTATGGATTTTATGAATTATTAATGAACTTTTCACAATGAGTACAATGGCCTTTTTACTTATGGTTATTATAGACGGTGAAGAAGTTAAAACTAGAAACATGAATTTTAAAAACATTAATCGTTGTAGATATTTTGCGGATAGAGTAGAAGACAAGGAAGCTAAAGTAACAGCGTACTGTAAACCTGTTATGGTTCCACAAACAACAACTTTTAGGGACTAATATGTGGCAAGCGTTAATATCACCTGTAGCTAATCTTGTAGGTGGATACCTAAATAATAAGCATCAGGAAAAACAGGCTGTACATGCGTCCAAGATGAGACGTATAGAAGCTGATGCCGATTGGGAGGCCATACAAGCAGATGCGTCAACTAATAGTTGGAAGGATGAATGGTTTGCTGTCATTCTCAGCTTGCCTCTTATTGGGGCTTTTATTCCTGACATCGTTCCTTATGTGGAACGTGGGTTTGCTGTTCTTGAAACTATGCCTGATTACTACAAGGCATTCTTAGGTGGTGCTATAGCTGCCAGTTTTGGACTTAAGAGTTTGTCCAACTGGGGTAAGAAGTAATGGCTCAGAGAAACAATAACAGTTTTCTTGGAGGAGGTGTTTCACAGATTACCGGAGATACTTCCGGTTATTATTCAGGTGGAGGGGTTCCTGATTTGTTTGGGAATAACTCAGGTGGTTCTGGTTTTCAAATTACAGGAGACGCTAGAGGATTACTTGGTCCAGATATAATGGCTGGTTTTAATGCGTTGTTTGGTGGTGGTGGAATAGAAGGTGTTAAAAATCCTTATAATTGTGCCGATAGAGAACCTGAAGAATTAGACCGTAGAGCAGCTTGTAGGGACGGAACTTTAACAGGAGAACCTGGAGTTATTATTCCAAATCCTTACGATCCTTGTAATTTTGGTGGAGAATGTATATCTGGCGCACAAGCAGCTTCTTATTGTTCTAAAGGAAATAATCATTTACAAGTAGGATGTATTGCCCT